CGGTCATTGGCGTGTCACGACAGACTACATCAACGATGATTCACTTGATCAGGAAATCCTGATTGAGCCGATTGAGGATGGCCTTGGCGTTATCTGGGGGCCAGCCATCAAGCCGACCCGTGAAGACGCGATGTACTGCTTTGTACCGGTGGATATTGACCGTGAGGTGTTCAAGGAAAAATACCCCGACGCCACAGAAACGCAGATGGATGAAACCTGCAACGAAGCATCTGGAACATGGGCGACAGAAGACACAATCCGCGTGTCTGAATACTGGTTTAAAAAACCATACAAGCGCGAATTGCTGGTGATGGCTGATGGATCGGTGGTTGACGCCGCCGAGGTTGACGACGAGAAGCGCGCCTATCTGGATCAGGAAGGCTATATCGAGCGATCTGTAAAGCGCGAAGCCTTCAAGGTCTGCCGCGCTCTTATGACCGGGTCGGAGTTCATTGAGGAGCCTGTTGAGGTTCCCTACAAGAATATTCCTATCGTTCCTGTGATTGGTGAGGAAGTCCGGCTTGGCAAGGCTGTGCATCGTCGTGGCGCTCTGCGCTTTGCGCGTGACCCACAGCGGATATACAATTTCTGGACCACAGCAAATACTGAATTTGTGGCCCTGCAGCCGATTGCGCCGTTTATCGGGACTGTTGAGAATTTCGCGGCCAATGCTTCCGAATGGGAACAGGCGAACAAGAAGCCTTACGCCTATCTGCCTTACACGCCAGACGCTGAAAACGGAGGGCTTCCACCACAGCGCCCGATGCCGCCAACAGCCTCACAGGGCATGCTGGAAGGCCTTGCGCAAGCCTCTGACGATATGAAGGCAACCACAGGCATTTATGACGCTGGATTGGGTCAGCGTTCAAACGAAACCTCTGGCAAGGCAATCATGGCCCGCCAGCAGGAAGGCGATATTTCGACCTTCGTCTACATGGATAACTTCACACGAGCGATCCGCCGGACTGGCGAAATCATCGTGGATATGATCCCACACTACTATGACAATGCGCGTGTTGTTTCAGTGCTTGGCCCCGATGGCCGCAAGGGAACGGTTCCAGTCAATCAGGCTATTCAAACCGGCGAGGGTGGAGAGTCTGTCAATCTCGATTTGACGGTTGGCAAGTATGACATCACGATTGAGGGCGGGCCTTCATTCACCACACGCCGCGCAGAATCTGCCGAGGCAATCGGAATGCTGATCCAGAGCAACCCGGCGCTGTTTGAGATTATTGGCGATCTGTACGTCCAGGCGCAGGATTGGCCGGGCGCAAACGATATCGCAGAGCGCATTCAAAAGCTTCAAAAGCAAAACCATCCTTATCTATTCGAGGATGACGAAAACCCAGCACCGCCAGACCCAATGCAGGCCGCTCAGGCACAACTGCAAATGCGCGGTGCGGTCGCAGAGATTTCAGAGACAGAAGCCAAAGCCGCAAAGGCAAAGGCCGAAGCTCTGCAAACAGAGGCAGAGACGGCGCAAGCTGTCTTTGGCTACCCATCTGGTCAGCAGGTTCCACAATACGGGCGCTGACCACCCCCGCCGCATAATCGCGAGCAGCCACCCTTTGCGGTGGCTTTTTTTATGGAGAAAGCATGAGCGACACAGATCTGGCAGCCGTAGCTGATGAATCGGACGTTTCCGAAGCTGAAGCACAAAACGAGCAGCAGACCGAGGCGGAAGATCAACCCGCCGAAACCGAAGCCGAAGCCCAGGAGGCGGAAGCAGAGGACAATGACGACGATAGCGATGATGAAGAAGCCGAAAAGCCCAAACGAAAGGGCAAATCGCGCAACCAACGCTACGCCGAACGCATCACGGCACAAGCTGCCGAGAATGCAGAATTACGCCGCAAACTGGAAGAAGCCAGCAAGGCGGCACCCGTTATCAAAACACCAGAACCCCAGCTTGAAGATTTTGAAACGCTTCAAGATTTCCAATCGGCCCACACAAAATGGGTTGTTGAGGAAACGCTTTCAAAATTCAACAAGGAAACCGCAGCAGAACGTCAGAAAGAGGCAGCCGCCAACTCCGCAAAAGAGCGCGTGCAGGCCTTCATTGAGAAGGAGAACGCCGCCAAGGAGTTCATCCCCGATTATGACGAAGTTGTTGGCAACGCTACAGGCCCCGAACCTTCGGGGCATGTGCAGGGATTGGTGATCGAAAGCGAGCGCGCCCCTGAATTGGTCTACCACTTTGCGAAAAACCCTCATGTCCTGGCTGACATCAACCAAATGTCAGAGCGGGACGCTGCAAGGGAAATCGGCAGGCTTGAAGCCAGATTGGTGAAGCCTACGCCACGAAAACAGTCGAAAGCTCCTGCCCCGGTCAAGCCGGTTCGGGGCGCTGCAACTCCAGTCAAACCGCTCAGTGATTTGAGCATGGCGGAATATGCAGCGCGCCGTCAGAAGGAGATTTACGGCTAAAACAAATCGCTTTGAACGTCGGATGACGTCCAGGCCCAGCGCCTCTTTTGAGGCCAGAAGGACCATTAAAAATGGCTAATACAACTCTCCAAACCTCCGTCATTGCGAAGGAGGCTATCACTATTCTCGATAATGAGTTGGGGATGGGCAACAAGGTTTTCCGAGGCTACGAGGAAGACATCAAGAAAGAGGTCAACGGATACAAGCAAGGCGGCACTCTCACCGTCCGGCGTCCGGCTGATTTCACGGTTCGAGACGGTGCCACGGCATCCGCGCAAGATGTCGTTGAAGGCTCGACAACCATCACAGTTGACAAGCAGAAAGGTGTTGATTTCGAATTCAGTTCTTCGGATCTGACTTTGGACATTGGATCTTTGTCGGAACGGGTGATTAAGCCCGCAATGGTTCAGCTTGCCAACCAGATCGATTCTGATCTGCATGCTCTTTACACCAACGTGCCAAACTGGGTTGGAACGCCCGGCCAGACCGTGGATGCGTTTGCGGACTTCTACAAGGCTCCGGAACGTCTGAATGAGTTCGGCGTTCCGATGGACGGGCGCTGTGGCGTTCTTTCACCGGCTGATGACGCTGCGCTGGCTGGTGCCGCTTCATCGCTCTATATGCAGGACGTTGCAAGATCAGCATATCGCAAGGGCATGACCGGCAATCTTGGCGGTGTTGACAACTTCATGTCGCAGAACGTCAAGACCCACACGGTCGGCGTGAACACCGGAACGCCAAAGATTATCGGCGGTTCGCAGAATGTGACCTATGATTCTGTCAAGACCACCTATCAGCAGACTTTGCTGACCGATGGCTGGACCAACTCCACCACGGGCATTCTGAAGGCTGGCGACGTGTTCACGATTGACGATGTGTACGCGGTCAACCCTGTGACGAAAGCAACGCTTCCGTTCTTGCGTCAGTTCACTGTGCTGGCAGATGCGGATTCCGGCGCTTCAACCGGCCCGGCCACACTGACAATCACGCCGCCTATCATCACTTCCGGCGCTCAGCAGACTTGTTCTGCGGTGCCTGCCAATGATGCGGATATCAACGTGCTCGGGACCGGTGCCACCGGCTATCGCCAGAACATGGTGTTCCACAAGAATGCCTTTGCTCTGGTGTCTGTGCCGCTTATCAGTCCTCCAGGCGCTGTTGATGTGGCTCGTGAGACCTACAAAGGCACAAGCGTTCGTGTGATCCCCGTTTATGACGGGACAAACGATACCAGCATGTATCGTCTCGACGTGCTGTATGGCGTCAAGTGTATCGACAACCGCTTGGCAACCCGCCTTTCCGGCACAAGCTCTTAACCAACGAGGGCGGGGGCTTCGGCTCCCGCTTTCACCTTTTTTGAGGGCGGATCATGGCAACAGCAAGCGACATCATAAATGCAGCGTTTGAAAAGCTGTTCAAGGCTCCTGATGAAGATTTGGAAGCTGCGGACGCAGCTGCGGGCTTGCGCGTGCTTGGCCGGATGCTGGACAGCTATGACGCCTATAACGTTTATTTCGGCTCACCATCTGCGCTGACTGATACGGTCGATGTCGAGGACAAGTATCTTGATGGCCTTGAGTGCGCGCTCGCCGTTCGGCTGACGTCATCGGGCTACAAGATTGCTGTTGATGTTGGCACACAGCAGCGCGCTGTTGAATTTGACAATCTGGTCAAGACCCAAATCCCCAAACGCAAAACCATGACATCGCCTCCCGGCATTATTCGCAGGCCGTATTTCTGATGCAGGTCCCTCTCCCTCTCCGCTCCAATCCGGGCGCGTTTTCCTATCTTGGCTCACCCAAGGTGGTAAACGGCTATGCTGAGGTTGGTGGTGAAGACAACAAGACAATCACTGCGCTACTCCCTCATGCCGGGCTGACCGCGTTTGGTGATGAAATGGCCGGTGAGTGTCGCGGCGGGATTTACATTGAGGATGCATCGGCGGTCTACACTGTCAACGGTGGCCAGTGCTATAAGCATATCAGCGACGGCACATGGACATCACTTGGCGCAATTGGCGGATCTGGCTTTGTTCGGTTTGTCCAGAACGACGCGCCAACACCGCAGACCGTTGCACTCACCAGTTCAGCACCGTTTCTGATTGAAAGCGGCGGTCTGCAGTATCTGGATTATGATTTTTCCCCTATTGACGTGGCTTTTCACAAAGGCCGGTTTGTCTATCCCCTGGCGGATGGAACATTCTGGTGGACGGGCATCAATTCCACCGATGTGGACGGTCTGGCGTTTGCCAGTGCCGAGGCTGATCCTGACGGGCTGGTGGCTTGCGCCTCTCTCGATGATTTGTATCTGATCGGCACGAAAACCACTGAAATCTGGACTGTTACCACAAGCGACGACCTGCCGTTTCAAAAGGTCGGCGGAACATTCTTGCGCATTGGCTGCGCCGCCAAGGCAACCGTGCAGGAGTTTAACAACGCTCTTGCGTGGGTTGGCCATGACCACGTTGTTTATGCGGTCAGAGGATATACATCGACGCCAATCAGCAACAACGAAGTCTCTCGATTGATCCAGAATGACCCGAACCGATCGGGCCTGGTCGCGTGGACATATCAAATCGGTGAAAACAAGTTTTATTGCCTCAAAGGCACGGACTGGTGCCGCGAATACAACGCGAAAACTGGATTTTGGGTGAACCGCGAAAGCGGCATCGGTGATCGGTGGCGTGTTCAGCACTCTTTCGAGGCGTTTGGCAAAACCATCTTTGGGGATGGCCTTACAGGCAAGCTATTTGTCGCAGAGGGCTACGAGGAAGACGGTGAAGAACTTTTGTGGGGCTTTGATACTCCGATAGTACATTCGACGCCTGACGGGCTTGTATTCAATTCCATCGCTTTGGATATGCAGGGCGGTGTTGGCGACAATACCACACTTGATCCGAAGGTGATGCTTTCATGGTCGGATGATGAAGGCGCGAATTTCACACCAGAACGTCAGATTTCACTTGGTGCCAAGGGCAAACGCAATACGCGGGTTGTGTCTCGCAGGCTTGGTCGGTGTGGTCCCAAGGGGCGGACATTCCGCGTGATGATCAGTGACCCTGTGGGCAGGTCGATCAGTTCAATTGATGTAAAAGCAGAACCGGTGCCGTTGTCATGAGTGTTGTTATCCCAGACACAACAGAAATGATTAAGGACGGGCAGTTAACGCCGGTCGGAATCCAATTTTTCACCTCGATAATTGAAGCGCAGGAAAGCGGCGCTGTTTCAACCACATTCAGCGATGAGCAGATTGCAATTTTGAACCAACTTGGCTCGGCTTCGCTTTCTTCCGCCGGACAGGTTACGCCGCACCCTTCCAGCTATATCGCTATTGATGGGGCCAACAGGGCGACATGGACAGCGGCACAAATCAAAGTCGCAGCAGGGACCGCAACGCTGTCTGATGTGAATGACTATCTTTCGTTCATTATGAGCGAAATTCAATTCATGTATTTCAAACAGGTCAGCATCGTGGAGCGGTTAGCCGCTGTTGAAGACGCTCTTTGGGAACAAGAAACCTTAGGACAATCATAATGGGCTTTTTAGATGGATTCCTTGACCCAGCGGGCGGGCAGGAAAAGGCGTACAAGAAAGCGCGCAAGGGCTTCACGGCTGATACGGCGGGTGCAAGCGGATATTACGATGATCAGCTTCAAACCAGCGGCGCGGCTTCGGGGCGGTATGCGGATGCACTTGGTCTGAATGGGACCGGCGCGCAGCAAAACTTCTATGATTCATTCATGACCAGCCCCGCCTATCAGGCTAATCTAGATGCGGGGACCGCTGCTATTGATCAAAGCGCCATATTCGGCGGGTCAAGCCAAAGCGGCAATACGATGAAATCTCTATTGCGGTTTGGCCAGAATAATTACGCCACCACTGAAGTGAACCCCTATCTTGACCGGCTCGGAGCGCAGGCAGGACAGGGCTACGGCGCAGCGGCTGGCCAAACCGGCATTTCATCCCAGATCCAGAATTACCGTCTTGGACAAGGGCAGGCTGTCGATCAGGGTAACGCGGTGATGGCGAACAACATTGCAAGCCTTGCAGGTTGGGGCGCGGGGAGGTTCTTCTGATGGTGCAGTATTTCGACTTCAACAATGCGATTTCAGCCTATACGGCTGGCCAGAAGCAGAAAAAGACTGTCGATGATCGGCGCTCCTTTCGTGAGTTTGCACAGGGGCTGCGTGACGGCAATTACAACGCTGCAGCGGCGTCTATCGCACAGACTGGCGATGTTAACGGCTCATTGAATGTTCGCAATATCCCCTATTCTGACCGGGCGAATGAACTTGGCAACGAGTTTACGCGGGTTCGAATTGATGATGTCGGCATTGACAACCAGCGGGCGGATCAGAAACTGGCATTCGACCGGCAGCAAACGAGATACAAGAACGCACGTGAAGAAGCGGAAGCGCGGCTGAAGGTCGCAGAAGGTCCAACGTTCGGCAAAAGCCCGATTTACGGCACAGATGAAAACGGCAACACCGTGATTGTTCAGGTGGCTGACGATGGAACCGCTGTGCGCACGCCGCTGCCTGCAGGCGTCAATATTACGCCCGGCATTCAGAAATTCGATACAGGCACAGAGATTGTCATGGTTGACAGCCGGTCGGGCGACATCATCAGCCGGACGCCAAAAGACATAGCGGGGGCCGCAGAGCAAGGCGTGCTTGGCAAGTCGCGCGGGGAACAGATTGCAGGAGCGCCCAAAGAGGCGGCGCAGCTTCAACGGATGATGGGAACAATCAAAGACCTGCAGAGCGACCCGAACAGAGAACAAGCAACCGGCAAGTCCAGCGTGTTTAACTCGGTCCCTGGTACAGCCGGTTTTGACTATCAGCAGAAAGTCAACCAGCTTCAAGGCCAAGCGTTCTTGCAGGCGCGTGACTTGCTCAAGGGCGCGGGCGCTCTGTCGGATGCTGAAAGCCTCAAGGGCGAGCAGGCAATGGCACGTCTTAGCACCGCGCAGACAGAGGCGGCATATAATGAGGCTCTTCAAGATCTGTATGACGCCACAAACATGCTCTACGAGCGAATAAATTCCCTGCAAAGCAGGCGGCCAGCGGCGCAGCAACAGACGGGACGGCCCGACTTTTCAAATATGTCAGATGCTGAACTTGAGGCAATCGCGAACGGCGGTCAATAATGGATATCACACCAGAAATGGCAGCGGCTGAATTGCAGCGCAGGCGCGCAGCGCAAAGCCAAGATCAAGGCCAAATTACGCCAGAAATGGCACGCGCAGAACTGGCTAGACGCCGCTTGCCTCAATCACGCATTGATAGTGCTTTTGACGCTGTCAGCGAGGCCCCAGAAACTACAATGGCCCCGCAATATGTGGCGGATGATGTGATCAAATCTGGCGGGTCTGGCCTTGCTCGTGGCGTCATGGATGTAATTGGCTTGCCTGGAACCATTGCCGACGGCATGAGCGATGGCCTGCAGTATGGCCTTTCGAAGGGATATGAGGCAGTGACAGGCCGCGAACCGCAGTTTGAAGCGGGCGGCTTTGAACGGTTTTTCTCTAAAATGCCGGATGAATTGCGCAAAGAATTGCCGTATGGCGGGCGAACCATGATGAGCAGCGGCGTGTTGAATGATTCAATGGCCAAACTTTCGGGTGGCGCAACGGCCTACCAACCCAAAACGGTGCCGGGCGAGTATGCGCGCACGATTGGCGAGTTTGCACCGGCAGCACTCACTTCTGGCGGTGGCCTTGGCGGTGTTGTCAAATACGGTGTTCTTCCCGCACTAGCCAGTGAAACAGCGGGCCAAGCCACGAAAGGCACGCCGATTGAGCCATATGCGCGGGCAGGGGCGGCTATCGGGACAGGTGTCGGCGCTGGCATGCTGTCAAAGTCCAAGGCTCTGAAAAACGCCACCAGCACGGAACAGATTCGGCAACAGGGCGGCGATCTATACGACGCCGCAAAACTTGATAAAATCACTCTCACGCAGGGCGGCTATGGTCGGATTGTTAACGATTTGAACAAGGCTGCGGCTGATTTTGGTATCGCACGCCGTGATGCGCCCGGCGTCCTTGGCGCGCTCAAGGACATGACTAAAGAACTTGGGTCAACGCCAACGCTCAAGCAGGTTGAGGCTTTCCGCAAATCCATCAATAATGCGGCACGGTCTAACGCCACAAACGCCTCACAAAAAGAACTGGCGAGGGTTCTTATCGAGAAGTTGGATAACAGCTTGGCAGGCATTACCGCTAGAGACGTTTTGGCGGGGTCTGGCGGGCTGAGAGAAACGCTTGCCACGCTTAAAGAGGCACGGAAAGTCTGGCGGGCTAAAATCAAAGCATCGATCATTGATGATGCTTTTGAGAAGGCTTCAGTTGCTGCGTCTGGCGATGAGAATGGCCTCAGGAACGCTTTCCGCGCCATCCTCAAGAGCAAAACACAAAAAAACGCATTCTCCGCAGAAGAAATCACAATGATGAAAAAAGCCGTGCGGGGCGGTCCGATAGACAACGCCCTACGGTTCGCCGGGAAGTTTGGCGTTCCTGTCGATGGTGGGAACAACGCGCTAGGGGCGGTCATGGGTGGCGTAGGTGGTTTTGCAGCCGCTGGCCCGCTAGGCTCCGCTGCTGCTTTGATAGCGTCCACAGCGGCCAAGAAAGGCTCCCAGATCATGACACAGAGAAACATGGAACTGGTCGAAGCCGTCATTAAAAGCGGCGGATCGGAATCGGGCCTCATTCAGGCTATCAACAACGCCAAGAGCGGTGCACGTCTGGAAGCGTCATTGCGGTCCATGCTTCAAGGCAACACCTCCGCACGCAGTAGCGACCCGGCTAATCCATAAAATATTCTGTGTAGACGGTCATTGCGATCAGCATTCCCACAGGAACGGCGAGATAAAGAAAGCCCCATTTTTTAAAGGCTGGCTTGTCGCCGGATAGCTTTTGATGAATCCCGTCATCGATCATGGTTTCGATGTGCGCAGGCAGTTTGACGTTGTCTGTCTTGTATTTCCGGTCGCGCCACCTGACCCACCACAACGTTAAGAACGACGACAGAACCACGCCTAGAAAACCAGAGGCTAGCGGGCTGCCCATCCAATTCCAACGGATATCACTGGCAGCAACCAAGAAGATCACAATCCCCTGGAACAAATACATCATAGGCGTGCGGTCTTTCCGAGCGGTCCTGCGGGACACCTAAGGTAGTGAGAAACCGCACCGCGTGCAAGTCTAACCTTCATTGGATTCCCCATGACATTTTTCACAACTCCAATTTTCCAGCCAATGGACAGCAACGGCAATCTAATGCCGGGTGCAAAGCTTTACTTCTATGAAGCAGGCACAACCACGCCTCTTGACGTGTATTCAGATGCTGCATTGTCCACAGCCATATCACAGCCGGTTGTGTCAGACAGCGCAGGCCGGTTTGAAGATATTTTCATGGCCGCCGATGATTACAAGGTGGTTCTCAAATCATCTGCTGACGTGACGGTATGGACGGTTGACGATTACACACCGGGCGCAAATGGATCGACCAACCTTCTGAATGGTATTGGCACAAAGGCGGCGGCGCGCACGGCGATCGGGGCAGCATCTGCAAGCGACGTATCGTCTAACACCACTTCCCTGGCATCGATTGAATCCCAGTTGACAGCTATCGGCGGCACGCTTGGCGACATGGCTGCGGAGGATGATGTGGCGGTGGCCAATCTGGCAACGGGCTTTGGTGTGGTTTGCCTTCAACGAGCATCCTACACCAACTCAGCAAGCACGGCCATTTCAACAATGCCGGAAGATGGGACAGTGCCGCAAAACACCGAAGGCACGGAAGTCTTTAATGAGGACTTCACGCCGGAAAGCGCCACGTCAACACTGATTATAAAGGGCATAATTAATCTCGATGCGTCTTCCAGTTCAAATTTGATGGTTGCCATTTTCGCAGGCGGCTCGACCGGCGCACAACGGACGTTCGGCACCGGTGAATCAAGAGACACGCAGATTGCATTTTATTACGAATACGAACCGGGAACCACGTCTGCGGTCAATATCATGATCCGGGCAGGCAAGGGCGGTGGCACGGTGCTTCTAAACTCTGCCAGCCTTTACGGGTCTTCCTCTGTT